ATAATATATTTCCTATTCCCAAATGGATCCGTGTCTACCTTTATCTGGCATAGTGAATAAAGCCTTTACTTTGCCTATTGTGGGCTGTCTTGCAAATACACACCATTGTATAGTTGCAACATCTGAATATGAAGCTTGTACAAATTCTTTAAAGCTTGTTCCTGTTGTATATACATCATCTGCAATAAGAATTGGATCATTAGGATTTCCAGTAGAATATTTGTCAAGTGCATTACCTAAGGCCCAACCACCAGTTGGAATACCTACTGCTTTTTGCCAAGGCTGGTGCTCATATTCTTTTATCATCTTAGCAAGTACGTGCCACTCTTCAGGTTTAATGGCATCGCACTCAAGCTTCCAATTAAGTTTTAAACCCGCATGACTTATAAATTCTCCGGATTCAAATAAGTTTGCGCTAGTTCTATATGCCACTGGTAAACCTCCTGTAAAAGCATCATTTGCTAGATGATATTTATTCACTAAACTTTCAAGATATTCTATATATTCAGCAGCTTGATATTCTATACTATCTAACATACCAGATATTTTATATTTTTCACCAGACATATTTTTAAGATTAGCAACCCATTTACTGGGTTGCTTTCTTGGTTTTATATCACTATACACTTTGTCTATAACATCGTGTTCATTTTCTTCTTCTTCAAAACCATGTGTGTTATGCATATTAATCGCTTTTTATTATCTTTACGCCTTGCTTTTTTCCACATCCAGGACAGTGTAACTGACCTCTATCAATCATATATTTTTCTTCCATAGTAGGAAGAGTAAAGTAAAATTTGCAGCTAGAACAAGTTATATGCCAAATAATTTCTTTACTAGATTGAAATGCCATAAGTGTCAATGATATTCTGATTCAAGAAGTTTAATACCGAGAGCCCAATTTTCGGCGGCATCTTCTATATATTGCATTGATTTATTTCTATAATCTTCAGTAAAAAATAACTTTTCATTATTATCAAAGTATTTTATATAACCATATTCTTCTTTAAAATCAAAATGGATTTCACAGTAACCCTTTCCGTGATCCGAATAATAAGTTGAAAGTTTTCTTCCCATTGGTCTACTCCTCTTGAATAAAATTTTCTACTGAAGGATAAATCTGAGCAATTGCTTTTGCAGTTTCTATTGCTAGATCCATATGTTCTTGTTGAGTTCCGTTTGCTGAACGTAGCTCAATATAATGAATCCATGATCTAATAGTACCATTCGCATATAAACGAGAAACCGTATTACCTTCTGGTAAAATGGCTCTTGCTTGTTCTTTTGCAATACCCCTTTCTCTTGCTTCTTTGTAAATTCTTTTAGTATGATCAATCATAAACTGCTGCTGTGCATGCCACCAAGCTTCAAGAGCAGTATCATCATTCTTTATACTATTTTGCCGATTCTTTTCGTCTTGAAGTCTGGCTTCACGAATAACAAATGCTTCTCCCATATCATTTGGATCTGCATATCTCTGTGAAAACTCTTGGAAAGAAAATGATCTATGCCGAAGAAACTGACGAGCAATATCTCTTGTAGTCTCAATCTCCATTGTGGCTGAAGCCATTTCAAATGGAGACCAATGCTTATGTTTAATTAAATATGATAAAAGCTTTGGTGTTGTTTTAGTATTGGCTTGGTTGCCGGGATTTGATACTCTAGCGCAATATGCAATCAGATCTTGAATATTATCTAAACCCATAATCCCTGGCTCTCCAGAGTGCACGTGTTTCATCGGTTGGCTATATGCCAATAATCTAACTTTCAATTTAAATATCCTCTATGTTGATATGAATTAATATCATCTTTAAATTCAACCATAACTTCTAGCATTTTATCATAATCTTCTTCAGGTAATAAAGACCGATATAAACTTAACCCTGTTGTTGTAAGAACGGCTGCAATCATTAAAGGTTCATTATTATTTTCTACCATACTATTTACCGCATTTATAACTTTATTGTAGCAGGCTTTAAATTCATCATTATTATAATCAGTCATCGGCTAATACCAAAACAAGGCAACCAGCTCACATTACAATAGCGAGCATACTCTTCAAGCCCGACCATAGCCATAAGTGCAAGAATTGGTATACCGATAATAATGAAAACTATAACTAAAAATGCCGGTAGCAACCCCTTCATTGTACAATAGTATGTATTCTCGCTCATTGTACTTCTTTCATAACATAGGTTTTATTTTTCATATAATCAATGTATGATTTACCAGAAATTCTCTGACGAATAAAAGGTTTATTTGTTTCTGCTTTATTTGGATTTTCAATTGTCATAACAATATCTTTACCTTGACGTAAAGCCTTTTGTTGATTTAATACTCGCATCTGTGAATTAAGGTAATCTCTTCGCATTTCTTTACGAATAGTTTTACTTACATTTGAATGAATGCCCTGAGAAACATTCCCACTTGATTTTCCGCCTTTACTTTTAGCCATGATTTAATTCCTTATAATTTAAAACCTTCAAATTTCTTTGCATTTATACCATTATTTGTTTTATCAAATACTGGAGTATCATCTATTAATGTTTGCTCGCCTTCATGAGCATCAAATAATCTCATCTTTGATCTATCTATACCAATCACAAACCGCTTCTTATATGTAGGATCATTATATCTATTCTTTAATTGTTTGACTGCGAGTTGTCCCATTCCCTCAAGTTCTTCTGTAGAGATAAGGGCGAACATGAGGTCTGCGGTAGCGGGTAATCCAAAAGACTCGGACGTATCTTCAAGCCCAATATCCGAGTTACTATAACCAGACCTAGTTGTCTGCGTTGCAGTAACGATCGGTAAGTCAAACTCCACCGCAAGACCTCGTAGTTCTTCAGCAATTGCTTTAATGTAGTTGTATGAGTTAATTGCACCACCCATTCCTTTCATTCTACTTGAAGAACAGATATTCAAATAATCAATATAAATGATATCAGGTTCAAATGATTTCTTTAATTTTAACTCATTTAATAAAGCACGAAAGTGACCAGCGTGAGCTGATCCCGTCGGATATTCTTTAATAATAAGTTTACCATTTGTTTTAGATGAAAGACCCCTGACTCGTTCTGCAAACATCTCTTTACTAAGATGTTCTAGCTGATCAATTGGTATATCAAGTAAGTTTGCATCGATTCGTTCTGCTATTCTTTCTTCTGCCATCTCCATAGTAAGATATAAAACATTCTTACCTTGATTTAGATTAGCAGCAGCACAGTGACACATAAATAAAGATTTACCAACACCAGTACCAGCAAGACAGACATTAAGACTTTTGTTTGGAATACCTCCCTTTGTAATCTTGTTAAAGTAGTCAAGATCGAAAGGTAATCTTTCTTCGTCACGGTGGTAGAATTCAAATCGCTCTTCAAAGTTTTCAATATAGTCGTGACCGATGTTGGGGTCGAACGAGACGCCGAGCGCTTTCGTGAGAATATCCGGTAAAGCATTTTTTGTTAAACTCTGATGTTTGCCATCAATGATGGAGATTGATTCCATAACAGCATTATATAAAGCACGGTCTTGACACCATTTCTCTGTAGTATCATTTAACCAAGTTTCATCAGACGCTTCTTCTTCAAATAAACTAGGAATAATTTCAACAGCATGTCTATACTGTTCATCATTATAATTATCAGCCTGATCAATTTCAATTTTAAATGCTTCCGCTGTTGGAAGTTTATTATACTTTGCAACAAACATACCTGCTTGTTTAAATAGCATCTTATAGACACCTTCAAAGTAATCGGGTTTTACGAAGGGAAGGACCTTTCGCATATATTTTTCGTTAGTAAGAATATTTTTAAGAACAACTTGTTCTATATTAGTGTTCAAATTTACACCTCTTTTAAATGGATTTCTTCTTTGTTTTCTATGGAAGATTCTAATATACTATATAATAAATCACCCGCAGCTAATTGTAAACCAATATCTTCTGCCGTAAGGTCTTCATCTGGTGCTGAGATAACTTCAAAGTCAAAATGTAAATCCAGTTCTTCGTCATTTTCTGGAGTCTTACCATCAACACGAATAGAACCGTAACGAATTACAACCTCGTTAAACTCTCCTTCAAGTATTCTAACATTCCATACTTCATTAATATTTTCATCTGATATTAATTCGTAATCTTTATTTTCTACATACTTGCCCATTACTCTTCAACCACAATTTCATCCATTTCAACAAGAGACTGATGACCGATGCTATATTGCTTCTTTAGGAAATCTTTAAAATCCGTTTCAGCAAAGATCGGATCCCAGAAGGACTTATCAAGAGTTCCATCGTACCGAACTTTAGGTCCAACTTCTCCAGAAGATTGATCAACAGTAGCATACCAGCCATTGGAAGGCTTAACAGCATAACCACCAGCAAGAGCACAATCGAGCAAGCCAGAATAAGACTTGACACCACCTTCCCAAGACACAGTAATAGGAATCTTTGACTTTTCTTTAACATATCGTGATTTCTCCACATTAATCACAAAGTGATAACCTTGAATCTCGGTACCTTTCTTATCTTGTTGGCGACCAATAATCCAAATATTATCTGCACTATAGTATATACCAGTTCCGCCAGATACAATAGCTTTAGGAAATAAACCAATCTCTTGATATGTATGATTTACTGCAATAAGTGGAATATTCTTCATAGCAAGATATGGTGTACTCATACGGAATAAGCCTTTAAGTGCTTTTGCACGAGACATATCTGCTACAGACTTTTCATTCTTAGCGTCTTCTAATTCTTTCTTTGATGCTAAGTTACCAATAGAATCAATAACAACCACAACTTTATCGTTTCTATCTAATTCTTCTAGTTGACCAATTAAGTCAAATTTTAATTCTTCAACATTAGTAATTGGTGTATGAAGAACACGAGATGTATCAACACCGAATTGTTCAAAATAACTCTGAGGTGATCCAAACTCTGAATCATAGAATAGCATTACTGCATCTGGATATGCCTTTAAATAGGCAGCTGCCATAAGTAAGGCAAAAGAAGTTTTAAAGTGTTTAGAAGGTCCCGCAAGAACTGTAAGACCTGGGGCTAACCCACCATCTACCGAACCAGATAGTGCAACATTAATCATAGGGACATCTGTTGGAACCATATCTTTTTCAGTAAAAAATTTAGACTCAGAAAGAACCGATGTGTGGGATAGTTTTGAATTCTTCTTGAGTTTGTCCATAATTGACATACAATACTCCTCTGTATAGTATTAATTTATATATTATAAACCAAATTACAATAGATGTATATAAAAAATATCATATTTTTCTAATAAAAATAGTGTAATAAAAATTACTAATATTGCAATTAGTGGTTTAAATAAAATCTGTAGTAATATTATTATCAGATATATACAAATAGCATATATTAATAATTCAAGCATAGCTTACGTTTTGCTCTAGCTCACGAGAATCTTTTTCATA